CAGGCCTCCATCATCTTCGACATCGCCAAGAGCATGGTGACGCTGTCGCGCGAGCTGGCCATCCGGCTTAAAGTGTTCCGCAAAGTCATCGCCTATGACAAAGCGTTGTCGTCTTACAAGGTTTTAAGCGCGGACGCCTATACCAAACACGGCCTGAACGCGCACGGCATTATCTTTGACGAACTGCACGCCCAGCCTAACCGGGAACTGTGGGACGTCCTGACCACCAGCACCGGGGCGCGGACACAGCCGCTCACCGTGGCAATTACCACAGCCGGGTTTGACCGCAATTCCGTCTGCTGGGAACTGCATGAATATGCCCGCAAGGTAGCCGAGGGCATTATCACGGACGACTCGTTCCTGCCGGTTATCTATGCCGCCGGGCCGGATGACGACTGGCGCGATCCGGCGGTCTGGAAAAAAGCCAATCCCAATCTGGACGTCAGCATCAGCCTGGATTATCTCAAGCGCGAATGTGCCAAAGCCGGGAACGTACCGGCCTATGAGAACACTTTCCGGAGGCTGCACCTGAACCAATGGACACAGCAGGAAAGCCGCTGGATACCGATGCAGGCATGGGAGTCCTCCGCAGGCGAGTTAAAACCGGACCTGCTAAAAGGCAAAGCGTGTTATGCCGGGCTGGACTTGTCTTCCACTACCGATCTCACGGCATTGGTGCTGGCCTTCCCCATAGACGGCGTGATTAAGCTGCTGCCTTTCTTCTGGATTCCCGGCGATAACCTGCAGGAACGTTCAAAACGCGACCATGTGCCTTACGACCTCTGGCTCAAGCAGGGGCTTATCTATGCCACCGACGGCAACGTCATTGATTACAGCTTTATAGTCGCCAAGATAATTGAGATGCGCAAGCTTTACGCCTTAAAAGAAATCGCCTTTGACCGCTGGGGCGCGGCCAAGATCGTACAGGACCTGGAAGACCTGAACGTCACTGTCGTCCCGTTCGGGCAGGGCTTTGCCTCTATGTCGGGGCCGTCAAAGGAACTGTTACGACTGGTGCTGTCCGGCAAACTGCACCACGGCGGCAATCCGGTGTTGCGCTGGATGGCCGATAATGCCGTGGTCAAGAGCGACCCTGCCGGTAATATCAAACCCGATAAAGCCAAAAGCACCCAGCGCATAGACGGCATAGTGGCCTCTGTTATGGCGCTGGACAGGGCGGTAAGGCACAACGCCGGTGCGAGCGTCTACGAGACGCGCGGCATAAGGACTTTATGAACTGGCTGACCAAATTATTCAAACGGGGCGGGCAGAAGATGCAGAGCATGCAGCAGTTTTTCGCCGATGTCTTCCTGCCGCTTACGGACACCAATAGCGGCGTCTTGGTAAACGAGACACTGGCCATGAACCTGTCTGCCGTCTATGCCTGCACGCAGGTACTGGCGCAGACCATAGGCTCGCTGCCGCTTATAGTCTACCAGCGCACGGCTGACGGCAAGACCCGCGCCGTCAAGCATCCGCTCTATAAACTGCTCCACGACGCGCCCAACCGCGAGATGACTTCCATGAGCTGGCGGCAGGTAATGCTCCTGCACTTGTGCCTGTGGGGCAATCATTACAGCGAGATAGAGCGCAATTCAAGCGGCAATCCGGTCGCTTTGTGGCCCATAACGCCGTGGCGGGTTACGCTGAAGCGCGTAAACGGGCAGCTGGTTTACGCCGTCGCGCTTGATTCGGGCGCGGTAAACGTGCCGTTTGCCAACATGCTGCACATAAAAGGTCTGGCGATGGACGGCCTGGTCGGGCTTTCCCCCCTCCGGGCGGCGCGTGAAGCGGTAGGGCTGGGGCTGGCGGCGCAGAAATATGCGGCCAAGTTCTTCGCGAATGACGCGCGGCCAGGCGGCATACTGGAACATCCCGGCCAATTATCAGACGAGGCGTCGGAGCGCCTGCGCAAATCCTTTGAGAAGACCCACGAAGGACTCGACAATAAATTCCGCGTGGCTGTTTTAGAAGAGGGCATGAAGTTTAACGCGGTCGGCGTGCCTCCCGAGGACGCGCAGTTACTGGAAACCCGCAAATTCGGCGTGTCTGAAATCGCCCGCTACTTCAGGATGCCGCTCCATAAGATTTCAGATCTCGACCGCTCCACCAACAACAACATCGAGCATCAGGCCATCGAGTTTGTCACCGACACCATCCGCCCCTGGCTGGTCAACATTGAGCAGGAGCTGGCTTTCAAGCTAATCACCGGCGATTACTTCGCCGAGTTCCTTATTGAGGGGCTGCTGCGCGGCGATATTAAAACGCGCTATGAGGCCTATGCAATCGGCAGGCAATGGGGCTGGCTGTCGGCTGACGACATCCGCGAACGCGAGAACATGAACAAACTGCCGGACGGCAAGGGCGGGGCCTATCTAACGCCGCTCAATATGGCACCGGCTGGAGGAAATAATGGACAGGCAATTCAAAATACTGGCAATTGAAGACGGCAAGATCATTCAGGAGAACGGCGCGCTCTATCTGACGGGCTACGCCAACACCAAGAACCAACCGGACCGTTACGGCGATATTCCGGCGGTCTATAAGGCAAAGCGCGACTATGTCTATGACCTCAAAGAGTATCTCAAGAACCCGGTATTGCTCATCGACCACGTAAACAGCATAGACCATGTCGCGGGCTCCATGTCGGACATACGCGAAGACGAACGCGGACTTTACTTCAAAGCCAAGCTATCGGCCTCTACACACCCGGTCGTGGAGCATGCGCGGCAGATTTACGCGGAGGGCCATGCAAAGGGCATCTCAATCGCCGGGCGGTTCCATTACGAGAACCCGGACAATCCCAATCAATTAACGCTTGCCGAGATATACGAGATTTCGCTGGTGGCAGTACCTGCCGACCCCGATGCGCTGGCCGAGGCAGTAAGCAAGGCCGTGCGGTCGCTGGCGAGCGAAAAAACCAATGGAGGTATCAAGATGGAAACACAGGACGTGACAGGCTCCGTAACGGAGCTCAGGAAGACATTGGAAGGCAGGCTGGACGACTGCCTCACCAAAGATAAAGCCGAGAAGATGATTGAGGACGTGGTTAAACGCTTACACCCTCAGTCTTCCGGCCGGGCTGTCCCCCCACAGACTCCGGAAGAGGTGCTGGAGCGCGCGGAGGCGTTTAAAACCTCGCCCAGAAACACGGCGGAGAAGGCATGGACCAGCGAGTATGGCAGGAAGTTCGGCAGCATGCGCAATTTCCTGCTTGCGGCCAAGGAACGGCATCCGATGCTGGCGGACGCGAAAGCCATCATGACGGAAGGCAGTCCGGCTACCGGCGGCTATTTAGTGCCGACCGAGTTCAGCTACGAGGTCATCCGACTGCTGAAAGACGCCTCGCCCATCATGCAACTGGCCAATATCCTGCCGATGACGGCCTGGAAACGGCAGCTGCCGAGGCAGTTGACCAGCGTTTCGGTCGGCTGGGTAACCGAGGGCGGCACCAAGCCGGTCACCAATCCCACGCTCGGCCAGTTGGAACAGGTGGCAAAAGTGCTGGCGGCGGTAATCAAATGCACCGACGAACTGCTGCGCGACTCAGCCATCAACCTGACCGCGTTCCTCTCGGAGCTTATCTCGGAGGCGATGGCGCTTGAGATAGAACGGGTGGCGCTGCTGGGCAACCCGGCCACCGGCGATCCGTTCACCGGCATATTGAACGCCTCGGGCGTCAATGTGGTCACCATGAGCGGTGCTTCTGTCAGCTTCGACGATATAGCGGACCTGCTGTTCTCGATTAACGCCGCGAACGCGCAGAACGCGACTATCGCCATCAGCAGGCGCGGACTCAAGAAGCTGATGAAGCTTAAAGACAAGCAGGACCAGTACATCTGGCAGCCGCCTGCAGGTACCGTCCCGGCCACTATCTGGAACACGCCCTATGTGGTGTGCCCCACGATACCGGCCAATCTGGGCGTCGGGGGCGACATGACTGCCGCGATATACGGCAGGTTCAACCGCGCGCTGCTCATCTCGCCGCGGGAAGGCATGGCCGTGAAGGTATCGCAGGACGCGTATGACTCAGGAGACAACTCCAACGCGTTCATGCAGGACCAGACCTGGCTGCGCTTCACGCAAGCACTGTCCATAGACGTGGCGCAGGGCTCGGCGTTCTCGTATCTGCTGTTCAAATAAGGAGGCTGGCAATGAAGCTATACAAGGTCATAAAGCCGTTCGGCGGCTATTCGGCAGGCGCGGTGATACAGCTAAACGACACCGACGCGGAGCGGCACAAGGACTGCATTGAGCCGCTCAAGAAGGACAAGAAGGCGGACGCGCCGGGCGTGAAATAACTATGGCGCTTAAACTGACGGCGGGGCCGGTTGTCGAGCCTGTGACGCTTGCGGAAGCGAAAGCGCACATGCGCGTGGAATTTACGGACGACGACGCGCTTATCGCGGGGCTGTTAAAAGCCGCGCGCGAGTGCGTTGAAGCCGCCACCAACCGCAGGCTCATAACGCAAAGCTGGTGCTTTTACGCTGACAAAGTACCGGCCCCGCCGCAGTTTATTCTGCCGCTCGCCCCGATCCAACGGGTGGACTGGGTGCGGTTATGGGACGCAAGCGATGTCTGCACCGTCCTGGCTGCGGTGAACTATATACAGGACACGGTTTCCGAACCGGCGCGGGTGCGGCTGACAAACGCGCTAGCCATTACGCTAAGGCCGTATAACGCCGTGGAGATAGCGTTTACCTGCGGCTATGGCGCGGACGGCGCGGATGTACCGGAACCGCTGCGGCAGGCCGTTAAGCTGCTGGCGGCGCATTGGTACGAGAATCGCATCGCGGTAGCGGACGCGGGGCAGGTCCGGTTCGATGAACTGCCGATGGGCGTGCAATATCTGCTGGCAAGTTACCGGCTCTGGGGGCGGCAGTTATGAACCCAGGAAAGCTAAACCACCGGGTAACACTGCAACGGCAAGAGATAACGCGCGATACTGCCGGGCAGGGTAAGACGGTGTGGACGACTGTGGCGACTGTCTGGGCGGCTTTACTGCCTTTGCGTGGCCGGGAGTTCTTTGAATCCGCCCGCATCAACAGCGAGATAACCGTCCGCTTCATTATCCGCTACCGGGCCGATGTAAAACCCAGCTGGCGCGTGCTGCACGGCGGCAACGGCTACGACATCGTGGAGATAATCAATCCGGAGGACGGCAAACGCGAGTTACAGCTTATGTGCAAGCGGGTGGACTGATATGGGCGACATCGTAACGATAAAACTGGATGGCATACCAGAACTGGAGCTCGCGCTAAAAAACATACGCGGGCCGGAGCTGCGCAAAGCCACCGTAAAAGCGGTCCGCAACGGCGCGGAGGTGATCCGCGCGCAGGCGGCTGCTAACGCGCCTTACGACACCGGCGTAAACAACCTGTTTCCGGAGAGCCACAAGAAAGCCGGAGAGGCCGCACATCTCAAGGACAACATCACGGTCACCGTCAGCACAGACGCGCTCGAAGGCACGGTACGCGCAAGAATCGGGCTGCACTGGCGCGTCTGGTATGGCCGGTTAGTGGAGTTCGGCCATACGCTGGCTGTGCGGTCGCATAAATCCGGCAAGCGGTGGGTTTACAAGGTGATCGGCAGGGTAGCGGCCAAGCCGTTCATGCGGCCAGCGTTTGACACAAAGAAAGAAGCGGCCATCCAGGCCTGTGACACGGAATACCGCAGGCTGGTGGCTAAATACGGAGGTCAGGATGACCGTTGAAGAGACCTTGTTCGGCTATCTGTCGGCGGCTCCCGCAGTGGCCGCATTAGTGGAGGACCGCATCTATCCGGTGAAGCTGCCGGACGAGGTAATCCTGCCCGCGCTGGTCTACAGCAAGGCCTCGTGCTTGCGATATGCCTCGCACGGGGGCGCGTCGGGACTGGCCTCGTCACGGTTCCAGCTGGACTGCTACTCGGCAGACTATCTGGAGGCGAAGCGTGTGGCATTAGCAGCGGTAAAGGCGTTACACGGCAAGAAAAGCGGCGATATACAGGCCGCGTTTAACGACAACGAAACAGACGCTTTCAGCCCGGATACCGGCGTATGCCGGGTCACGGCTGACGTACTTATATGGCACAAGGAGGCTTAGTATGAGCGAAGCAATCAGCGCGTTCGGCACAACGCTTAAAATCGGAGATGGAGCGACACCGGAAGTGTTCGCGCCCATAGCCGAGGTGACCAATGTAGGCGGCCCCGGCATGAGCATGGACACGGTGGACATCACACACCACAGCTCGCCCGGCGGCTGGAAGGAATATACCGGCGGACTGCTGGACGGCGGCGAGATAAAACTGGAGCTTAACTTCCTGCCCGCAAACGCGACGCAGGAATCGTTAATGACGGCGTTATCGGCGCGGACCAAAACGAA